CCGATATAACGACCCGGCAAATCCTTATTCCGCTGTTTTTCAAAGCGCCAAGTGCCCTATCGTTGAAAACAGCAAGCTTCCAGCAAATGAACAATCAGAGGAATACAAGTGGATGATATGCAATGATTTTTGCGATTGCGTTCATCTTCACAATGCACCGCCTAAAATTGAAGATACAAGAATTACTAATTGGCTATAGTAGTAATTCTACTTTCAAGGCGGAACTGGAAGTTCGCTGCTTCATCAGCCAATCTTCCTATTTCATGGAGCAGCTTCTGCGTTTCATCGCCGGAGCTGTTCTGTGCTATTTGCGAAAGCAGGTGAATATCTGTCAGAATCTTCTCCAGATCGGCTATGTTTACAATTCGTTCCGATATGTGCTGCATGGGCGTTCTCCTTTCAGGGTATAAATTTGCACCCCCATTGCTGGGAGTGCGGAATTATTATACAGCTGTTATCAAAGTAGCTCGACATTCGCTATTTCATCTTCAGCGAAGATGAGGTCTAAACCATCGTCGCAAAGGAAACAGATTCCATCGCCCTCTTCGCCGTCCTTATAAGTTGCGATACAAGGCTGATAGCCTTTGCCGACATACACGTTACCGTCTGTATCGGTAACTCTGGCTCTTTTTCCGTCCAGTATGTCAATGTTCCTCTGACAAATGTTCATAACTAATCATCTTCTTTCTCTGAAACGGGGAATAAGTGATACCCGCCGTCCTGATATCTGATTTGGAATCTTCGTGTTCGGACGTATTTTTGCAGCTTTCGGTCAAATGTAATACCAACAGGATAATCCGCAGTAACAAATTCATCAACAGTCGTGCTGTTCTTTTGCAGTCGGAGCGTTCCCTTGCCGGAATACTCCTTAAACAACTTTTCCGGAGTAACATCTTTGAAAAGTCTGCTCTTTGGAGAAGCGGCTTTGGTGTCACCGTCATGCAGCTTCTTTATTTGCTGCCTTACATTGTTCTTCCATTCAGGTGAAATAATATGCTTTTTCTGATTTTTCACGTCAAGCGATGTGTTGATTTTGCCGCTTTTTAGGTCGGAACGGAATTGTTCTTTCCGTTTCTCTTGCTCAATTATAGCACGATTCTTTTCTTCTGTCAAGCGAATCTGCACCTTTTCAAACGCCCTCTGTTTCCGCGTAACCGCCCCGGTCTTTCCCGCAAGCCTTCTGTCATACCCGGCGACGTAAGTCCGCTCATACTGCGTGTAGCTGTCAGCAGCCTTGCAGAAATCCTCATAGATATCCTTCTGCCGCCGGAGCTTTATGCTCGCAGTGGTGAAGCTCTCCTCGTCCCCGGCAGCGTCGGCGACAATGCAGCGGTCTTTCTGCTTTCGCATGGCACGCTCCATCTTCCTCATCTGCTGGGAAGCTTCGTAGGCTGTGTAAGTCCGCCCCTCATAGGTAAACGGCGGCTGGTCTATATTCTGGAGTTCCTCCTCGGTGTAAACCGGCTCGGACACGCCGAGGATTATCGGGAATACATCATGGCGGCAGTTCGGCTCGCTTATGAGCGGCTTGATTATCCTCTCATACTGCTTCTGCGTGTACTGCCGCCCCTGATACACCGCATGGGACGGTCGCGAACCAGAGTGCGCCGACATCTCCCAGCCGTCCGCGCCTAGCTCCTCGCCGTTCTGTTCGGAGATACGGTGCGTGACATGCGCCACGCTTGTAAGGAGCGTCCTTCGCGCCGCGACTTCGATACGGTCAGAGCGCCCGCTTTCGTAGTCAATGGTGCGCACGCCGCTTGCCGCCAGCTTATTGCAAGCCTGCCGGATCGCGGTCATGTAATCCGTCACGCCGGTCACGACCTTCATGTGCGCGGAATCCATCTCCCGGCGGTACATATCAGTCATGGAAAGGTAATACACGCGCCCGAGGAAATCGTGGTCGGCGAACCCCATCGTGTTTGTGAGGTTCTCGCATTTTCCGGCGGTCTCCGCTATCTGCGCGGAAATGAGCTTCTGGAGCTGTGCGTTTTCTTCCAGCGGAACAGCCGCGCCCTTGTCGACTCCGAGCATTTTGCGGTCGAACTCATCGGACTGCGCCGCAGCCTCACGGATAAGCCGGTTTATTTCCGAAGCGGAACTGCCGTTAATCTCGGCGATTTTCGCGGCGATCTCGTCCGTGGAAAGCCCCAAACTTTTCGCGCGGTAGAGCTGGTATTCCGCCGTGTCGGTTATCTCCGCACCCTTTGCAATGCGCCGGGCTATGTCCCGCAGAATAAATTCGGAGAGCTGGTCGTAGAGGTCTGTCAGCTCCTGCGGAAGATTCTGAAGCTGTTCCGGAGTGAGCATTTACTCACCTCCGAACAGTTCGGTCATGGGCGATATCATTTCCAGCGCCCGTTCAACTGGGACGCCGTAATACCAAGAAACAAAGAGCTCCGGTTTGAGCAGTCCCGCCTGAACCATCTGGAAGCGGCGGTTAAACTCAGTGCCAGTGTCCTCGAACACGCTGTCGCCGAACTCTATTGCGCACTCGCCGTCCTCGCAGTCAACGCCGTAGAACCGTGCTAATGTCACAATTATCTGACTGAGCGCCTGCAGTACCGGGCGCAGCTGCCGCTGAATCTGGCAGACCGTGTTGTATGTAGTTCTGTCCTCGGACAGCACCTGCGTTGCGGTGACAAGTCCTTTCTGCGTATCGAACGAGAACGTCCCGGAACTTACGCCTATCTGAGTTTCGTAGAACCGCAGTTCCTTGTTGATTTTGGCGCTGTGTTCGGTCTCGCGAATCTGCGGAGCGTAGGTCATTATCTGCTGTTCCACCGTGGATTCACCATCACCCTTGAAACCCACAAAATAATCGTCCGGAATGCCCTCGTTCCCACGGAGCACGGTGCTGTCCGCAAAGACTTTCGCCGACATCTTCTTGAATTCCGCGCAATATTCGGAATGCGCCTCGTCTATCTCGTGGAGCGTGCCGAGGGAATTTGCGAAAATGCTTATCGGCAGTTCGCTGTCGAGGTCGATATTGTTAGCATATGGTGTCCGGAATGTCGCTATCATCGGGATAGTCGAGGGAATCTGTCCCTCCGGAAGCAGAACCGCCCATTTCGGCACGGCATGCTTTGTGCCGTAGAGATACGCCGTGTTCCGGACGGTATGCACGCCGTTCTGGAATATGTGATGTTCCCGGCGCTCGTAGATTTTTCCGTGGTACCGGATACGCTCGAAAAATACGCCCTCGGTGACGTGCCCGTTCTCGTCCAGAGCCAACGGCAGGAAATCACGGCTGGTGCCGGAATCGAAAAACATCTCGCCCGACTGCACGAAATACGGCTTTATTACCGTGTAACCGCCTACAAGGGTCTGCTGAACTATCCTGTCGAGGTTCGGCAGGAGATTCTTCTGGACATGCCTGTTCAGCTTCTCGTCCGCGATCTCGAACTTGATTTCCCCGGTGACGAGCTGCGCCAGATACGCGGTAGAAGTATAAGCCACCGGCAGCGGCTTGAAATTCTTGTGGGTCTGCGCAAACGGAAGCTGTCCCTGAAACGCGTCCCACCAGAGGGAAGTCGCGGAGCGCATGGTCGAGCTTACCGCTGAATCTGTAATATTAAAGTCGTCCACGTCCGTTCCTCCTTTCCCTTTAAATAAGCCTTTAAGCGCGTTTAAAATGTTCATTAATCTCTCCTTATGAGCCGCGGAATGTATCTTTCAAAGCTGTACTCGAACGCGTCCAGCGTATCAATATCCGAGGTGCCGTTATCCAGCCGGATATCCTCGCCGACAACCTTGTCGTCGTACACCGCGCCCTGAAATGCTTCCCGCAGCGTTTCGCATTCGGAAGTCAGCAGGAATCTTTCGCCGCCCATAAGCATGGTCGTTGCGCGGATTCGGTCGATTATCGGGCGCTTCATCGAGTTCTTCACGGTCAGGTCGAGCGGCTTTATGTATTCCCGCAAGCCGGAAATCAGCGTCTGCTCGGCGCTGTCGGCGTAGATGTCCTCGATCCTGCCAAAATCCCGCTGAACGTCCTCGCAGAACTCGTAGATACGCTTGTATATCTGCTGCGGAGTAAGTCCAGTAGCGGGGACGCGCTCGCTCCGCAGGGCGACGAGCTTTTCGTAATTGTAGGTCATTCCGGTCGCGACCATAGCAT